AAAGAGGTTACTAATGACTGTTGCGATTAATAAGACATTTGAATGTGTCTATGACGGTATTGCGAATATGCTTACCGCTGCTGAAGCTGACTACAAAACCATGTCGTTCGGCAAGAATGAAGAAATGCTTAAGGCGTTTTGTGAAGGTTGGGTCGTCAAGGAAGGTTCCAAGTACATCAAGATTTTGACTAAAAATGGATCTTACTCTTGGGGATTCGTTGTCAACACCGATAATGATAAGAAGTTCAAGAAGGGCGATGTTTTGATGTGTGCTGGTTTTAAGGCACCTGCTCGGAACGCTGCTCGGGGCAATGTCCTTGACGGTGGTTTTGTTATCAACTGGACGGGGCCTTTGTATCTCTAATGAGCAAAATGATGAACTACATGATGGACGTTGAAGAATTCTGTAATGGATATTTCTATCCTGACTTGGGTTTGACTGATTTCACCATCGATGAGGTGGTTGAGGATGCTGGTGCATACTTTAAGACCACCATGGCTGAAGATTATGCCCGGAAGTATCTCTCAGAAGTTATGGGGGAAATGTAATGATTTGTTTTTTGATGGGTATTATGCTATCTATTCTCGCTGTAGGTGGTGCCGAAGGCACTGCTGACCTTTCTCTCATCATACTACTGGAAACAGCGGGAATATGTTTCCTCATATTGGGAATTTATAGAATGAAAGATTCGGGCGATTTAGCTTGAACTTGAATGTGACCCAATAAGGAAACGGGGGGGTGCTTCGGCATCCCCTAACCAAATTCGACTAGGGATGTCCCTAGAGAATACGGGAACAAATAGTTCCCAATTAATGTCATGAATAGGAGAATATTTATTATGACGACGACCACTACAAAGACCGCAAAAGTTATTGCGGCACTCGAAAACGGTGCAGAATTAACTGCGAAGCAGATTAGCGCACGCTACAAGGTGTCTAATGTGCGAGCGGTGGTAAGTGCCATTCGTATGCAAGGGTACTCTGTGTACCTCAACAAGCGGGTTTCCTCGTTTGATGGCGAGACTTATTCGAAGTATCGCATGGGTACACCTACCCGGGCCGTAGTTGCTGCGGGTAATGCAGCTCTTGCTTCTGCTTAGGATATCCTAGTTATCGGGGAGAGTTTCGGCTCTCCCCGCTTGCTATATCCCGTTACTATTACTTGGGGGCTTTATGCTCAAGACCATATTACTTGGTACAACTATTGTTACAGCTGCTTATTTTTCACTAAGTCCGAGTTCATCCTCGGCAATGCCAAATTCATCAGCTGAATGTCTTGCTAAAAATATGTATTACGAAGCAAGAAATCAAGGAACTGCTGGTTGGTTAGCAGTTACCGCCGTAGTACTTAATCGTGTGAACAATTCCCGATTTCCAAACACAATTTGCGATGTTATAAAACAGGGGCCTTCAAGGCCATCTTGGCAAGATAAAAATGTAAGAATTCCTGTCAAAAACCGCTGCCAATTTTCTTGGTACTGTGATGGAAAATCCGACAAACCAAAAGATTTAAAAACTTATAAGTTAATGACTGATTTTGCTGAAACGATTCTTTCTGGCGAAATTATGTTTCTAGATATTACTGATGGAGCTCTGTGGTATCATGCTGATTATGTAAAACCATCATGGGCAAAGACTAAGAAACGTACAATTGAAATTGAAGATCACATATTTTATACATCAAAGTGACTTGACAAAACGTCATCAATGTGGTAGCTTGGTATCATGAGAAAATTTAGAACACAATTGCGAACAAAAATTCAAGAATTTATTTCGGGTCGTCTATCTAAAATAGATACTGAATCTGATGAAATTTGGGCTGAAGCTAATGGGCGAACTGCCTTTCAAGACAGCATACGGCAACATCATAGTCGCAACGATGATCGCAGACCTAAAGACAGGAATAGATAATAATGAACATATTCTACCTTGACCGTGACCCCGTTATTGCTGCACAGATGATGTGTGACAAACATGTGGTCAAGATGATATTGGAGAGCGCACAGATGCTCTCTACGACTCATCGTGTCCTTGACGGCGATCAAGTTTGTGATTCTAAAGGCCTGTATAAAATGTCTCACAAGAATCATCCAAGTACTATTTGGGCGAGAGCTTGTGATGAAAATTATGATTGGTTGTGGTTACACATGGATGCTCTAATGAACGAGTATACATATCGTTATAGCAAACGACATGCAACGGAACGGCTGACGCATTATCTGTGGGAACATCCTCAAGATTTACCACAGGGTAAGTTTACCGACCCGCCACAATGCATGCCTGATCATTGTAAAAATGATGACACTGTTAGAGCGTATCAAACATACTATATAGTTGAGAAGTCTGACTTTGCGAAGTGGAAACGCAGAGCGAAACCGGAGTGGTTTAATGACAGAAAAGTCTTGCACTGAGCAAAGAGAATCTTATTGGGATTATATGGGACGTAGATTGCGAGAGGATAAATCGAATTCTGGTTTAGTTTTCCCGTCACAGACTGCTCTTTATACAGATGATATGTGTAAAAAAGAAATAGCAGAAATGCAAAAGCAGGTTCATGTACTGCAAATGTCTATAGTAAAGTTGAGTGAAGAAGTCTATAGACTACGATATACGATACAAATAATGGGTGGAGATTCTACTCAAATGGAGTTACAATTCTGATGCCGACATATACGTTTATGAGTGAGGATGGCGTAGAATATGAGGAATTCATGTCTATGTCTGAAATGGAACAATACAAAAAAGACTATCCCAAGGTTAGACAGGTTTTCACACCTATAGCTTTAGCGGGGGATCATTTAATGGGAGTTGGTCCAAAAACTGATGAAGGATTTAAGGAGAATATGCAGCGGATTGCTGCAGCTCACCCCGGCTCTGCTATGGCAGATAGGTTTGGTGGTGAAACTACTAAGGAACAAAAAACTCGAGCAGTGCTTAAAAAACACGGTGCGATTTAGTATAAATAGTTATGGCGCGGGCGAGACAATCATACTTCAGCACAAACGCACAGCGTTCTGGAAGCTTGGAAGTCCCTCCGCCTTTGCGCCAAGAGAGGGGGGTTGGTCGCCCCCGACGCCCCCCTCTCGACTTTAAAATTTAAGGATGCGAATATAATGGCTTCAAATAAAAAGAATAAAGAAATAAATCAAAGCAGTTTGGTTGCGGTGAAACCTATTACCGATAATCAGAAAATAATTTTCGATACATGGGCAAAGGGAAAAAACCAATTCTTATTTGGTGCTGCTGGAACAGGCAAAACTTTTGTATCACTGGCTCTTGCTCTAAAAGATGTAATGGATTTGAAGAAACCTTATGATAGAGTTATTCTTGTTCGTTCTCTTATTCCCACACGGGAAATTGGTTTTCTACCTGGCGATGAAGAAGACAAATCTGCATTGTATCAAGTACCATATCAAAACATGGTACGATTTATGTTTGAAGCTCCGAATGAACAATCACACAATTCTCTTTATGAAAGATTGAAAGCTCAAGGAACTTTATATTTTCTGTCAACTTCCTTTCTAAGAGGACTGACATTTGATAACTCGATCATTATAGTAGATGAATGTCAAAACCTAAACTTCCATGAACTGGATACCATCATTACAAGGATAGGGCAAGATTCTAAAATTATATTCTGTGGTGATTTCAGTCAAACTGATTTACTGAAACAGAATGAGAGGAATGGACTACATGATTTTCTACGAATTCTTGAAGAGATGGACGAATTCAATTGCGTCGAATTTAATCTTGGAGACATTGTGCGTTCTGGTTTTGTTAGGTCTTATCTTATTAACAAAATAAAAATGGGCTTAGGTTCTGAATGAAAATCCTAGAGGATAATTGGAAAAAGATTTATGATGAATATTTAAATATAGCTCATCATAAAAATAAAATTACTAAAACAAATGCTTTATATCCCAATCTTGCTGAAGGAAATTATTATAATATTGGGCTTTACATGGATGATTCTCTTAATGAATATTTAACAGAAGAAGAGAAAATTAAAGTCGAACATGCTATGAAACTTGGAGATTCTTGTCCGTTTACAAAAAAATTAATAAAAACGGAAATACCAAATCATGGGGTAGCTGCTTTTGCCACCTTATCGCCAGGTGCTAGTTTGAATAATCATTTTCATGAGATGGGTACTAATAGGATACATTTAGGACTAAAAGTTCCTAAAGGTGATTTGGGTTTAATGGTTAGAATTGACGAGATTGACGTAAAAAAATATTATTGGGAAGAAGGTAAAACATTTACCTTTGATACGGGCCGCTATCATCAAGTATGGAATAATACGAATGAAGAACGTGTTATATTGATGGTAGATATTTAACGAGGAGTTGATATGAATATTGAAAAACTTAGAGAACAGCTTGAAATAGATGAAGGCGTCAAGTATGAGGTCTACAAAGATCATCTTGGTTATCCTACTTTTGGCGTTGGCCATTTGGTTCTTGAGTCTGACCCAGAACACGGGTGGGAAGTCGGATCGTCTGTCGATACCGTTAGAGTCCATGAAGCCTTCGAACAGGATTGCGAAAACGTCCTGGCAGACTGCAACATCCTTTATTCAGAATTTGAAGATTTGCCGGAAGAAGCTCAACAAGTGATTGCTAACATGATGTTCAACATGGGCCGTCCACGATTGAGCAAGTTCAAGGGCATGAAACGTGGTGTGGATTCCCGTGATTGGGAAACGGCTGCAGATGAAATGGTTGATTCTGCATGGTATCGTCAGGTAACCAATCGAGCAGATAGACTAGTTGAAAGGATTCGAGCATTAGTATAATGTTTAATCACTTAGAGGTGGAGTTGCAACCCATAACAGCAACTAACATAAACGGTATTCGTCTATACGAGACACCAGAAGGTAACAAATATCCATCAATCACAACTGTGCTATCGGTACGGAATAAGAAGGGGTTGATGGAGTGGCGCAAACGAGTTGGCGACGATGTTGCTAATCATATCGCAAGGACTGCTGCAGCTCGTGGTACTAAGGTTCACCATATGTGTGAGGATTACCTCAATAACATGGAGTTCAATTATCCATCTAAATGGGCAGAACACAAGAAGAATTTCTTACCATATTGTCTATTTCAACAGTTAAAAAGTAAAGCTTTGTGTCATATTAGTGACATATATGCACAAGAAGCGGGTCTCTATAGTGATAAATACAAAGTAGCAGGCAGAGTAGATTGTATTGCGAACTACAAAGGTACGTTATCGATTATAGATTTTAAAACATCTACAAAAGAAAAGAATGACGAATGGAATGAGAATTATTACATTCAAGGTTCTGCGTATGCAGAAATGTTCTCAGAACGAACTGGTATAGAAATTTCTCAAGTTGTAATTTTAGTAGTAACAGAAGATGGGGTCGTTCAAGAATTTATTAAAGACAAATCCCCATATCTTAAAGGTTTAAGAGAATCAATTACTTTATGGAGTGAAAAAAATGTTTAACAAAGTTACCAAAACAAAGGCGCTGAGTGCATTGTTCGCAATGGCTTTGATTGTACCAACAGTAGCACATGCTGCTGAATTTGCTATAGAAGCGCCGGTAAAGAAGATTACTGAAATGCTTTACCCTACCGTCATGGTAGACCTTGGACAAGGACAGGGTTCGGGAACTATTATTTTCAGTGGAGCGAGAGATCACAAATCTTGGGCAGATGAAAAGGTTTGGACTCTTGTTTTAACGAATTATCATGTCGTTGAAAGTGCGATTAATATCGAAGAAGAATTTGACCCTATAAAGGGTAAGAAGATGCAGAAAGAAACTCGCCGTCCTATGCATGTTCGGTTGTGGGACTACAACGACTATAGTACTGCTGTAGGCACTACAGGTCGAGTTGCTCGTATTCTTGCGTGGGATAAGAATAGGGATTTAGCACTATTACGTTTAGACGATAAGGAAAGAGTGATTTCTAGTGTTGCGACTCTTTGGCCAGAAGATATTGGTGGACCTTATTTATTCCAAAAAACTTGGGCAGTAGGTAGTGGTATGGGAAATCCACCCTATCCAACTGAAGGATTGCTAAGTGGTATTAGTGGTAAAGACCAAAAGGGCCGTGCTTTATACCTATCCAGTGCCCCTATTATCTTTGGTAATAGTGGTGGCTCGTTGTGGGCATACAGTAAACAACGGGACAGGTATGAAATGATTGGTGTTCCTTCAATGGTAGGTGCATTTGGATATGGTAATATTGTTACTCATATTGCATGGTCAAGGCCTATATCAGAAATCCGTACATTCCTAAGAGAGAATGAATTTGGATTCATTTTGGGTGATGAAGATGTTGCCAAGAAAGATCCTGACGAGATAAAAGAGGTTGAAAAGGACTAATGGGAAAGCTTTCAATTGTCGTAATTGCAATTTGTTCACTGTTTGGTTGTCAAACCGTCCAAGCAGTAGCTAATAACGATACATTGACTACAATCCCAACGGCCGAAGAAGAGTCCACCGATGCCGTCGGCATAAAAACAGCTAAACCAGTTCTATGCATTCCAAGTATAAAACTTTTAGCTCATTTAAAATCCATAGGAGAATCCCCCTATGCATCTTGGTTTGATGAAGGTACTGGTCATCCTGTTATATTGTTAGTAAATTTAGAAAGTGGTACATCAACTATTTTAGAATACCCTGCTATGGGCAATCCCCCACTACCAATGTATAAAGGTCTTGCTTGTGTAATATCTGCTGGTATTTTACTTAATATAAAACCACCAAAAAAAGTTATAAAAGGCGAAAATATCAATATTAAGTTCTAAAGGCGATTGACAAAACCTGTTTCAATGTGGTATAAATAGTGTACAATTTGATGATGCGAATTGAGAACTGAACTGGACGTGGGGGCAGTACCCACCGCCTCCACCATAAACACATTGATGCATTGTTAGTGTGTTTTTTATGGGGGCGAAATAGGATCGACAGGCAGGGACGGATGAGTGGAGAATTGTCGGATGACTCCGTTATTGGTCAAATTAGTAAATGCAAACGATAATATTGCATATGGGGATTACGCACTAGCTGCGTAATCTTTCGGGGTTCGGTGGGTTCCTTGCAACAGAATACCCACCACTTTATACTAACGCACTAAGGCGAGTATGATTTTACGCTCAAAGACGGGAGTTATAAGATATCGAGTTCTGAGAGTTAACATAAAGGAGATAGATGTGGATTTAGAAGCCTACGTAACGTAAACCATTTATTCCCTCTGCTTGGGGAACATCAACGGGTGATGCCGTAATACATCCGTGGGGGGTCCACGGTTAACCCCTCAACTTATACGAATGGAGAATAAATGTTGAAAACATCGAAAATGTTTACCTTACAAATCGAAGAGATAGTCAAAGAAAAACGAATATCTCATATGGATGCTGTACTATGGTATTGTGAAACACAAGGACTCGAACCCGATGGTCTTGGTTCTTTAATATCTAAAGGACTTAAAGAGAAGATAGAAGCTAACGCAAGGGATTTAAACTTTTTACCAAGGCAAGCTCAATTACCTATATAAAATTAGGAAATTTATTATGGAAGCAATTGACGTTTATTTAATGTATTGTTCTTTGAAAGCACACTTCAGTGATGGTGATTATGATTATTTTAAATATGATGGAAAGACTCGTATCAAACGGGATTCATTTTTCAAAAGGAAGGACAGGTTTTTCTTTGTCCGCCTTTCCAAAAAACACACAAAATCTTCCGAAGTAAAGAATTACCTATTGGCTAATTTTATAGGTAATTCTTCTGGACATGTCTCTAATTTTTCCGATAAAATATATGAAGATTGGATGTATAGAAAAGAGAATTTCTATACAATCTTTTCGGATGAAATGCGGCCTTTAGTTGGCGACTTCGAACCACTATTTGCCATAAAAAATAATGGACATCCAAAACTATTACAAGAGTATCTTGGTAAGAGAATATCTTTAGAAACTTTAATAATTTTAGAAGATATATTACATTACAGTAAATCGTGGAACAAAAATATGCAAGAGGATTTTATTTGGCATGACGTAAAAAAAATGATAAAAAATTACAAAGGGTTCTTGACAATAGATGTCAAACAGTATAAGCTGCAATTATTGAAACTTATAGAGGAGTCCAATTAAAATGGACGTTACAATGTACTTGGATGGAGATCCAGAAATTCGTGAGAATGCTCATCGTGAGCAAGAAATTACGACACTCAAAGCTCGTGTTAAAGCTTTGGAATATGATTGTGCAGATTTGCAGAAACAAAATGCAATTCTTGTAGATCGGATTAAGAAGGCGTCGGCAACCAAGCCCCGTCAAACTTTTGGAAAAAAGAAAACCTTTAATTCCAACAGACCCAATCATAATCATACTAGGGTTGAAAACTAGTGTTTGCCGCTGTAGCTCAGTTGGTAGAGCAATGGTTTTGTAAACCATAGGTCAGGTGTTCGAATCACCTTGGCGGCACCAGTTTGCGGGCATCGTATAATGGTATTACCTCAGATTTCCAATCTGATGACGGGGGTTCGATTCCCTCTGCCCGCTCCATTTTTAGGAGAAGAAGTGTTGAGATGGTTATTTTTTATATGTGCTGTAATAGCACTTTTTCTCCTAACATCTGCTGTAGTACATTTGCAGTGGATAGGCTGGAGTTTGTCTAGTGTCTCTTGTATCGCATGGGCATACTTTGCGTATACCGACAAGGATACACCTAGATTTTTAATGGAATTAACATATTTTATTGCTGCCTTATGGGGCGTATATAATTGGATAGGAGCTAGTTAGTGAACGTAAAAATGATATCTCATTCTACACCTGACAATATTATTGGTGTAGATGATGCACAGGAACTCATTGCATATTGTGCTAGAGTATCTAATCCTAGCAACCAGAATAATAAAGACACTAGTGAAAAACTGATTAAGTATCTCATCAAACACAAACACTGGTCGCCACTAGAGATGGTGAGTGCGTGTATGGAAATTGAGACAACCAGAGATATTGCACGGCAAATACTACGTCACCGTTCGTTCTCATTTCAAGAGTTCAGCCAACGATATGCTGACCCTGTAAAGGAACTTGATTTTATTCGGCGTGGAGCCAGACTACAAGACCCAAAGAATAGACAAAATTCTATTGATGCTGCACCTATTAATGTTCAAGATTTGTGGGACATGAAACAACAAGAAGTAATAAAACTTTGCAAAGAAGTATATAAGTGGGCAATTGATGAAGGTATTGCAAAGGAACAAGCAAGAGCAGTTCTACCAGAAGGTATGACGGTATCTCGACTGTACATGAACGGCACACTTCGCTCATGGGTACACTACATTGACCTACGAAGTGCTAACGGCACACAGCAGGAACATCAGGATATTGCGATTGCATGTGCCCGTGAGATTGCTCAAATCTTCCCACTGATGAAAGAACTATGAAACACGTTGTAATTGGTAATGGTGAGTCACGCAAGTGGTATTGTCCTAGTCACCAGATGTTTGGTGTTCCCGTGACCACATGGGGATGTAATGCTATATACCGTAATGGTAAGGTGGACAACCTTGTAGCTGTTGACTATGGTATGCAACAGGAGATTTACGACTCTGACTATGACGGTGTGTTTTACTTTGCCAACTGGTCAGTGCTTCCTGCTAGTGTAGCAGATATGATGTTCATGGGTTATGATATACCAGACGAATTCATACACACAAGCAAGAACAAGACAGATTACTGTGTGGTATCAGGGAAAGACCCTGCGTCACTGCATATGAAGGTTGATGCAGCAATCCAGATGAATCCTCATTTGGATATGAAAGACCTTCGCATGAAGATGGAGAAGGATGTTGGAGTCTGGATCACATATGTGGATGAGGATGATAACATCAATAATATTGACCTTCCTATTGGGTGGTCAGCGGGTAACACCGCACTGCATCTTGCATGTCAAAAAGGTGCAGCAGAAATTTATATATTGGGGTTTGACTTATCGTCATATGACGAGCCGTTGAACAACATATATAAAGGGACAGATAACTATCTGTCAAGCGATGCAAAAGGTTTTAATTCACTGAATTGGAAGAACCAGATGCAAACTGTTTTTAGAGAGTTCAAGGATGTACAGTTTTTTTGGGTAGATGCTAAAGAGCAATTTATTCAAGAAAATAATCTAAGGTACTTGACTAAAGATGAAATGTGTGATAAGCTACGCATACTTTAAACATACGAAACATATATTTACATAAGGAGAATACATATGTCGTTACAATCACTAAAGAAACAAAATTCGTTGGACGCTCTACTTGGAGCTGCCGAGAAAGAAAACGCCCCTCAAGAGAAGAAGTCCTATGTGGATGATCGTCTCTGGAAGCCCGTCATGGATAAGAGCGGTAATGGTTATGCTGTTATTCGTTTCCTTCCTGCTCCCAAAGATGAATCTCTTCCTTGGGCAAAAGTCTGGAACCATGCGTTTCAAGGCCCTACTGGACAGTGGTATATTGAGAACTCTCTTACTACCCTTAGTCAGAATGATCCCGTGTCAGAGATGAACTCTGCATATTGGAACTCTGGTGTTGAATCTGACAAGGAAATCGCACGCCGACAGAAAAGGAAGTTGCAGTACTTCGCTAACATCTATGTCGTCAGCGATCCAGCTAATCCTCAGAATGAGGGCAAGGTCTTCCTTTATCGTTTTGGTAAGAAAATCTTTGACAAGTGCATGGAAGCAATGCAACCAGCATTTCAAGATGAAACCCCTGTCAACCCCTTTGACTTTTGGGAAGGTGCGAACTTCAAGTTGAAGATTCGTAAGGTAGACGGTTATTGGAACTACGACAAGTCAGAGTTTAGTTCTGCTGAAGCACTGTTTGACAATGATGATAAGCTAGAAGAAGTGTGGGGAACGCAGTATTCTCTTGAAGAGTTTACTTCTGCATCTAACTTCAAGTCTTATGACGAACTGAAGACTCGTCTGGAAACTGTCCTCGCTGGTAAAACTACTGTGGGTAATGTTACTTCGTCATATGTTGTTGAGGATGCACCCACTGCAACCGTAACTGTGGATACTAAAGAGGAACCAGCTCCTACGGTATCTGTATCGGATGATGACGATGAAGATACAATGTCATACTTTGAAAAATTGGCTTCTGACGATTAATGGACGAAAATTATCACAAAAGATTAGATGATTTTGTGGATCAATTGAGGGATAGGCCAGAATTTGGCCTATCCCTTGCTGATCATTATTATAATACACACATAGAATATTGGCTTAAAAGTCCAAAAAAACTTGTTGCGGGTTTTGAAGTGGGGGTTCGAATCCAACCACATCCAATAGCTTATTATATATTGGGCAGTTGCTATGCTAACCAGCATAAATATGATGATGCAATTATCAATTTTAAAAAAGTATTAGACTACAATCCTAAATTTTATTTAGCAATAGAAGAGTTAGCTCTATTACAACAAGAGCATCATTTACTTGGAAAAGAATTCGAATATTTTCCCGAAAATGTGCAAGAATTTTTTAAAGAAATATACTCTCTTTCCAAGCCAGGTAGACTTAGATGGCAAAGAATTACTGAAGGTGGACATATTATTTGTTTAAGATATAAATGGAAAGATATGTTTGGATTTGAAACTGATTTTGGAGATATTTGTTCTGAAAATGTTACAGTTACAGAAACATCAAAGGGTTTCTTGAAAGTCCGTAACCTTTATGATATTTTTGATAAACATTCTTTGTCATGTACCGTTCAACTTTCTATGGGCAATGTGTCTGTTGGAGAAGAAGTTAGTGAAAATAGAAAGAAAAAATTTAAGGAACTAACCGAGGCCGGTAATGTTGGTAGTCCCAATCAAGCTATTCAAAGATGGACAAAAGTTTTTATGAAACGCTTTGGATATAAGTTTCATTCGGGATATCATGAGAGTGATAATTATGAAGATTTTGTAAATGGTAAAAACTTTGGACAAAGATTTTCTTGGTTACATGCTGCATTTTTACCATCATTAGATATGCATAGAGATAATCAAATTTCCGTTTTGATGAGGCCCCCAAAATGAATTATTTCGAACTAAAACCAGAAAATAATACATTTTCAAATATAGTAATAGATTTAACACATCGTTGTAATATGGAATGTGCAAACTGTTACATTCCTAATCGTAATATTCCTGATCTTGATAAAACCAAATTATATAATTTTTTAAAAAAACTTCCCAATCGAACATATATTCGTTTAATAGGTGCTGAACCTACTATGCGAGAAGATATTTTTGAAATAATTTCAACTGTAAAAAACTTAGGACATAGGCCTAGTCTTACTACTAATGGGTTAAAATTAGGACAACTTTCTTATGTAGAAAAATTAAAAGAATCAGGACTAAGAATGTTGTTACATAGCATGAATGGTGCAGATGATGATAAAATCTATACAATTTTGGATAATGGACATTGGGCTAATATAAAAGTTAGAGCATTAAAAAATATATTTAAATGCAGAATTCCAACCAATACAGGAACAATCATAGCTAAGGGAATTAATGAACATACTATGAAACGGCAACTTGAATTGTTTGCTGAATTAGCTATAGAGGATGGTATTAACTTTGATACTACTAAACCCTACAATAGACTTACACCTGTATTAAGAATGAAAAGTATTGGAGCCATAGGAAGATATATGGAAGATTCGACGTTCTCTATAGAAGAACTTTGCGATTTAGCTATAAAAGATTTGGGAATTAGACATGAGGATATTAATAAAGTTGGTGCAGGCGTAGTTAGTAATGATCCTACTGTCCCTATTGGATCATCTTATATGTTTCCTTATGAAACTGCTGCTGGTAAAGTATTTGTAAGATTGATAGATTGGCAAAACAATGATGAAGGTGTTATTGATCATGATAATCCCAATAGAGGCAGACTAACTGAAGATTGGACTATTGCGCCTTTCTTTGAACATGTCAAGGATAATGAATTTGGATATTAATAAAATGTATTTTTCTGCGATGTCATTCTTGTATCCGCTGAACTAGCGCTTTTTCCAACATGAATTGTTTCCTTTCTCGAATTGTCAACCTGAGTTGATGTACTTCCTCCAATATTTACACCACTAGATGCTCCTGCTACCTGTTGTGCAGTTGCTACACCATTTGTACCACTTTGTACCAATGCGCCTGTTTGTGATTGGCGTGCCGGCCGGCGTGTTGATTGTCCCTTAATAAATGTCCAGTCCCCCCAATCCTTTTTCTCCAACTTGTCACCATCTCTAACTACTTTATTTTGACTTGACTTACTTTTTTGAGTAGCTTTTTGCAGATCTGTCAAAGGTAATCCAGGCAGTACTATTTGTCCTCCTGTAAATTTTGCTTTAGTATCAGTCCCTATCCAACCCTGTTCCTTTGCAAATTTAGTAACAGCACCTGTATATTCAATATCATTACGTGGCGAACCAAACTTACCTTCTATTATAGACTGTGCATTTGCAGGCACTGAGGCTGGCAAGCCTTTCGTCGTTATGGGTACGGTAACTTTTACCGCATTTTCACTTAATTTTATAGTAGGTACTTTATTTGCCATTGTTTTTGGTATAACTGAAGCAACTTTACTAGTGTCTACTGGTGCTAAATCTGGAGTGGGTTTTACTACGCTTTCTTTAACACCTGCTCTTTGTAAGACCTGTTTTTCATATAGATCTGCAATGGCTTTCCTTGTGACAAAGTTAAGGTTTCCTGTCATCGCTCCACGCCTAGTGATTGAATTCTTCCCTACTGTCTCTCTGTATGCTATTTTAACATTTCCTTGAGCGCCTGTCGTATCAACCCCCCACGATTGTAATTGCTGTAGTTTATTTAAAGTGGCCTTTTGTTTATCCATTCCTTCGCCGCGGCGGTGGAGAGTTCCATACTGTTTCCTGCTGGCCGCTTTGGTATATTTGTTCTTGGACCTCATACCGCCGATATAATTGCCGCCCATTGCTAAACTTTCTAATTGTAGTTTGGAGTGATCGATCTTTTTATCGAGCATTCTACTCCTATCTTCAATTTTTGCCCTTTTGAAGACTGTTGCTTTATAGGGCCCGTGGCCTACTTCCTGTGTCAAACCTAATTTGGCAGCTTCTTCTTTCCATCCTTTTTTGCCTTGTAGCTTGTCGTCGTAGTCTCTATTGTTTATTTCCCATTTCTTTCTGAATTCCGCAATTGCTACAACTTCTTTATCTTCAGCAATCATTTTTGGTGTAAACTTTGCTTTTTGATCTATCTGCATTTGCAGGTATTTAGCAACTAGTTTTGGATCATTCAACCACTCCTGCCCGTCAGTTCGTACCTTAGTAACTCCAAGGATGGTGGGGCCCATACCCGCACGCATTCCACCCAGCAACTTCGCCTTGCGCAAATCCGCGGCAACAGGTGCTGCTGGTGATGGTACTGCCTTAGGTTGCCCTTCTGCACTTTGATCTAACCGATATTGATCGGCAGCATTTCTAATCAGTTCTGCTTTATATTTTCCCGATGTATCGCCTCCCAGTCTGCTTTGATCCTCTACCATCTCCATCTGTTTTTTGGTTATATTTCCAAATTTGGTTTTGATTAACCCGCCCCCATCCGCAGCAGATTGCCCTTCATAAGGTGCCGGTTTCTCCACCTTCGGCTGGATTGTGCCATCTTTGAGTACCGTATAGTTTGGTGATGGTACTGCCCTAGGTTGCCGTCTGATTGGAGGTGCTGTACCAGCTGATTCCATAGGTACTGCACCGGGCCATGCGAAATTATTAGGCCACTTATCAAAAACTTCCATTAATTTGTTAAAGAATTTAACATATGTAGCAACAAGCTTATCTTCTAATTTTGGTAATTCAAGATTTTTCAAATTCACATTCGACAAGCCGGTGAAGTCCACTTTACTCATACTTTCGAGCATTTTACCAAGAGCCAACATGTCTTTTGCTTCGTCATGATCTATTGCATCGATAAATTCTTCTATTTGATCAGCTTTAAATCCAGATGCTTTTTTACCAAAATCTCTTAATTGATCTCCCAATTTGCCCAAAGTGTATGATAGCAGGGAAATGTTTGGTGCTGATTTAGCTAATCTTTGAATATTATCAATGGGACTATTTTTACCAAACAGTTTCCCAACCCAACTTAGGAATGTTGATCCCAAACTTGACTTACTAAATGACCACAACCCAGCAGCAACTGCTTTTAGTGCGGGTTCTACTTTTTGTAATTTTTTAGTATCTAGTTTTGCTAATCTAGATATAGAAGGAACAATGGCATCAACACCCTTCGCCATTGATTTCGCACCAGCACCAAATACAAGTAAACCAGCACCTAATGCTGCTATTGCTGCTACACCAGCACCGAAGAACACTGCTCCAATGCCAGTCATCATTGCGGCACCTAGTACACCGACTGCTACAGAAAATGCTACAAGAGCAGCTATACCTTTTGGTATTGATACCCAATCTATAGTAGAGAATTTTTGCATGGCATGGGAGAGTGGTATCATGGCAAGTCCCAATAAAACCATTGCAGCCGAACCAACTAAGACATGCTTGGCAACCTTACCTAATGCAAATGCTGCAGCTGCCATTGCACCCATACCAGCAACTGCTATTCCCAAACCTTTCCAATTTGCTCTACTGAATTTGTTTACTGCAATAGCAAAAGGTATCATTGCAATACCTAATATTCCCATTGCAAAGGCACCTTTTATAACTGCTGAATTACCTAATGCTTTTAATCCAGCAGCAAGGCCCTTTAATGTCAATTCTATGAGTTTACCTAAACCTTTTCCGATTCCTTTACCTAAATCAGCAATACCCTTACCTAAATTCTTTGCCCCTCCAGCAAGTTTTGATGTCCATCCCCCGCCGGACTTACTACCCATTTGCGGTATGGACATGCTATTCGATCCGCCTGTAGCAGCTGATGTCACTGATGATGCCACTGACTTTGC